ACATACATCTATTTAGCAATTAAGTAATGGAGCAATTGAAGATTGTAACTAACATGTAATAATATAATTAACTAAATATAAATAAAATGGAAATTAAATTAAATCAAGAACAAATTAATAAAATAACTCAAATATTAAACGAGTTCCCAATTAAAGAACTAGCCAAAGTACAAGCTATTTCTACAATTTTGCAAGAATCAAATAATAATAAAAATGAATCTAATAAGAAAAATTAGTATTGGGCGTGATTATAAGAACGATGCAATGCACTACAGTGTTGGGCAAGAGGTTTTTGGGGGTCACACTATATCAGAAATACTAGAAGAGGAAGACTGCTATAAAATATATATTAAAAAAAACGATGAGGTTTTACCTTGGAAAGAGTTTAATAAAAACATGGCGGTATCAATTGAATTTAATTTAGAATATTAATGAAGCATACGCATGCTTATATTGTTGAACCAATTAACGGTAGATACAATAATAAAAAAGATGTTGAGGGTCAAGAGTTAATATTAAATACATCAGTAGAAGATCATAAGTTTGTAAATAGATTAGGTATTATAATTGAAACACCAATTATTAAAGATAAATATAATTTACAAATAGGTGATGAAGTAATTATTCATCATAATGTATTTAGAAGATATTATGACATGCGAGGTAATGAAAAAAATAGTCGTAACTATTTTAAAGAAGACAAATACTTTTGCTTTAGTGACCAAATATTTTTATATAAAAGAGGTGGTAAATGGTACACGCCACCGGGTTTTTGCTTTGTAAAACCAATTAAAAGCACAAATAATCTTACGGAAGATAAAGAAGAGCCGCTCACAGGCGTTTTAAAGCACTTAGGGAGCAATTTAAGAGACTTTGGTTTAGGCAATGATGATATAATAGGTTTTACACCAAATAGTGAATATGAATTTGTTATAGACAACGAAAGATTATATAGAGTACCACTTAATTCAATTTCAATTAAATATGAACGCAAAGGAACTGAAGTCGAGTATAATACAAGCTGGGTATAAAGCAGTACACGAACTTATACGGGTAGCAGAGGAAGAAATAATTGTTGAAGGTGGCGATGATGAGCTTGCTGCTGATAGATTAAAAAATGCTGCTGCAACTAAAAAGCTTGCAATATTCGATGCTTTTGAAATTCTTACACGCATAGAGGCTGAAAAGAATTTGATGGAAGATAAACCCATTGAAAAGAAAGAAGCATTTGGTGGATTTGCTGAAAGAAGATCTAAATAATGTACGAACAGACATTAGTTAAAACCGTAACTCCTGTTAAACCTAACGTAATCAAAAGATTAAATAGGTATAATAAATGGTTATACGGATATAATAAAGAATACGACATTGTTGTAATTAGCAAAAATGGCAAGATAGGTGAAATCATTGAGCTACAGGGATTGTGTATAGCATTACCACCACCGCCAAAAGAAATAGATAACAATGACAGTAGATGGATGCCTCATGAGTTCCCTAAGGAACTTAAAAATGTAAAAAGTATATTTGATTGGGAGTCATATCCAGAATCTTTTAAAAATAAATGGTATGAATATATTGATAGAGAATTTACTAGACGCGAGGAAGGTTATTGGTTTATTAATAAAAATGTTCCTACTTTTATCACTGGCTCTCATTATATGTACCTGCAGCACACCAAAATTGATGTTGGGAAACCAGACTATAGGGAAGCGAATAGATTATTCTTCATATTCTGGGAAGCTTGCAAAGCAGATAAAAGGTGTTACGGAATGTGCTACCTCAAGAATAGACGGTCTGGATTTAGCTTTATGTCATCAGCAGAGACTGTTAACCAAGCTACAATTACATCAGATGCTAGATTTGGAATATTGTCAAAGTCTGGATCCGATGCAAAGAAAATGTTCACGGACAAGGTGGTACCGATATCGGTCAACTACCCGTTCTTTTTCAAACCAATACAAGACGGAATGGACAGACCCAAGTCCGAACTTGCCTACAGAGTCCCCGCGTCGAAGCTTACCAAAAAGAGTATTACCCAAACCAGTGAAAAACAGATATTAGAAGGGCTTGATACAACAATTGATTGGAAAAATACCGGAGACAACAGTTATGACGGTGAAAAGCTTAAATTATTAGTACACGATGAATCGGGCAAATGGGAAAGACCTGATAACATATTAAACAATTGGCGTGTAACAAAAACAACATTACGATTAGGTAGTAGAATTATAGGAAAGTGTATGATGGGATCAACATCCAATGCATTAGAAAAAGGTGGTGACAACTTCAAAAAGCTTTATTATGACTCAGACGTTACAAGACGCAACAAAAATGGACAGACTAGCTCGGGATTATATAGTTTGTTCATACCTATGGAATGGAACTACGAAGGATACATTGATTCTTTTGGATACCCTGTCTTTGATACTACACAAGAACCCGTCCTTGGAAATGATGAAGAGTATATTGATACTGGAGTCATAGAATTTTGGGAAAACGAAGTTGAAGGTTTAAAACATGATAGTGACGGATTAAATGAATACTATCGTCAATTCCCTCGTACTGAAGAACATGCATTTAGAGATGAAGCTAAAAACAGTATATTTAATTTAAGTAAAATATACGAGCAAATTGATTTTAATGAGAGTGCCACTCGTGATGGGCTTGTTACCAAAGGATCGTTTTCTTGGGAAAATGGAATAAAAGATAGTAAAGTAATATTTACACCTAACAATAACGGTAGATTTTTTATTAGCTGGACACCTCCTAAAAACCTAGAAAACAACGTAATAATAAAGAATGGGATGAAATATCCTGGTAATGAACATATTGGTGCATTTGGATGTGACTCATATGATATATCAGGAACTACAGATGGAGTAGGCTCTAAAGGTTCGCTGCATGGTCTTACTAAATTTAGTATGGAAGATGCACCACCTAATACATTTTTTTTAGAATATGTTGCTAGACCTCAAACTGCTGAAATATTTTTTGAAGATATGCTTATGGCTTTAGTGTATTACGGTATGCCAATATTAGCAGAAAACAATAAACCTAGATTACTATACTATTTAAAACGAAGAGGTTACAGGGGATTCTCAATGAATCGTCCTGATAAAATTTGGAATAAATTATCTGTAACGGAAAAAGAAATAGGAGGTATACCTAATACGTCAGAAGATATAAAACAAGCTCACGCTGCTGCTATAGAAACTTATATAGATAAATATGTTGGTTATAATGAAGAGGGTAGCGGGAATATATATTTTAACAGAACACTGAATGATTGGGCAAAGTTTGATATAAATAAAAGAACAAAATATGATGCAACTATTAGTTCCGGGCTCGCTGTTATGGCTTGCAATAGGCATTTATATCATCCGAAACCAAAATACGAAAAACAATCATTAGGAATAAAAATAAAAAGATTTAATAATAAAGGAATGCATTCGCAAATAATTAAGTAGCATGGCTGAAACAATATTAAAAAGTTCATTTCCGAGTCAAATCGCAAGCGATGCTGAAAAGGCTAGTTTAGAATATGGATTAAAAGTGGCTCGTGCTATTGAACACGAATGGTTTAAAAGAGACTCTGGAGCTACGCGTTTTTATTCTAACAGAGATGAATATCATAGACTTAGACTATATGCAAGAGGTGAACAGTCTGTAAAAAAATATAAAGATGAATTATCTATTAATGGTGATTTATCATATCTTAATTTAGATTGGAAACCGGTACCTATTATCCCAAAGTTTGTAGACATTGTAGTAAATGGAATGTCAGATAGACTATATGATGTTAAGGCTTTTAGCCAAGACCCTTCTTCTGTAAAACAAAGAACAGACTATGTTGATTCCATTATGGATGATATGCAGACTAAAGAAATATCTGATCAAATACAACAGCAGTTAGGAGTTAACGTGTATAGCAACGATCCTAATAATTTGCCAGAGTCTAAAGAAGAGTTATCATTACATATGCAGCTTGAATACAAACAAGCCATTGAAATTGCACAAGAGCAAGCTATTAACTCTGTAATGAATTCTAATAATTATGATTTACTTCAAAGAAGAGTAAACTATGATTTAACAGTTGTAGGAATTGGCTGTGTTAAAAATGAATTTAATAAGTCTGAAGGTATTAAACTTAAGTATGTTGACCCTGCAGATATTGTTTATTCATATACATATTCACCTTATTTTGACGATATATATTATATAGGTGAAGTTAAAAGCGTTACAAT